GGTTTAAAGAATTGAATACGTAATTTATATTCTCTCTTTAAATTAACTACTAAAGATAATGTCCAGTCATTAGCAGGATGGCTTAATATAGTAGCATCGTCAGTTCCTGACCAGAATGCTCCCATTGTATGATGACTATGCCACCAACAATGCCTTACCTTATTACCATGCTTACCTATCATTTTTGAATAATGAATAGCTAACTCTTCGCCATCTAATTCACAATTCGCTCCTGATATTTCTTGTTTTAGTATTACAGGGTCTTCTAATATAAAGTCCCCACTTTCATCTTCTAAAACAACTAATTGTCCACCTATCTCACATTTAAACTGTCTATAGGCAGATTCAGCATATGCTATAACTTTATTGAAGTTCTCGTGTGATATCCAGAACTTTGTATTTTTATTATTTGTTGAAGTTTTAATCTCCATACCTCATTCCTTCCTTTCTGCTGTTAAGCATTTTTATATATGTATGATAATTATCTCTATTTACACCTCTAGTCGCAAATAGCCAAGAATAATAATTATCTTCTATTTCACGTGTTGTTAATATTCTTATAGCTTCATCGAATGACACTTTGCCTACTTTAGCTATTATACTTTCCCACATTTCTGGATTATCAGTTTTAATTGAATATAAAGTCCATTCTCTGTGAAAACGCTCAAATAGCTCAACAATATTATTTCTATTAATGCCATCCTCAACAATCTTGTTAACATATTCGGTGTTATCAATAAAATCAGCAGAATGTAGAGACCTCATATACGTAAATACTCTTCTAATATTATCAACATTCCATGTATCTGAAGATTGCATATAACAATATAAATCAGCAAACATTTCATATACTTTCTTTTCATCAACTTCATCTTTTAAATGATAAGTTAAGACATTGTATGCTTGCACAAGTTCATTGTCACATTCATCTATCCAACATATATTATCTATTGTTAATCTAGCATATACTTTACACTGGTTAGCAATACTGCAATTAGAACAAAATTCTTCACAAAACTCTTGTTTCTTTTCTTGTGTAGAATATTCATCTTTTTTAATTTGAATATTGCATGTGCTTGCATTAGCTGGAATAATAGCACGTGTTCCTTCATCCCATTCTTTCGGTACTCCAAAATGACATTTAGATAGCTCATTTAATGGAGAAGTTACTCCTGCAGAGAATGACCTTGCCCAAATATTAAGATATGACTTTAATAATTCTAAATTACCTAAAATTAAAGCATGATTAATATCATTAGTAAGCTCTCCTAAACATGTATTTCCATTACCATATGAATTAAAATGACGTAAGAAATTGATGTTTTCATAGTCACTTCTTCTATTAGTATATACAAATGGATGCTCAAGAGCACTATATTTAGGAAATTTAGTTGTAGCAACACCTATGTACTCAGTATTAATCATATGCTTTTTATCAATTGCTCTACGATAGTTAGTAACTAAAGTAATTAAATCAATTGTAAAACATATAATTAAATCACCATAAGGTAATTCTCCATAAGTTCGTGTCATATCAGAATTAGTTACATTAATATTAATATCACGTAATGCTATTCTTATATTAACAAACCACTCTCCTGGATTCGTATTTGGTCTTTCTGATTTAGATATATTTAAATATGATTGATAGTCATAATACGTTGAGTCATTATAACTCCCAACTATTTCGTTTTCTTGATTAATAATAGGGTATAATCTTGCAGATTTACCTGTATTATAATCATCATATGTTCCTTTATATCCTCTTAAATGTCTACCAAAATGAGGAATAGGTTCAATACATACTTCAATATCATCTATTTTATTTGTGAATTTATCTAACAACTCAGACAATAATACTTTAGCTTCATCTAAATCATCATCACTATAAAGCTCTATTCCGCTTTTCCTATAGCTATATAGCATTGTATCAAGCCTGTCTAATTCATCTTTAAAGTTTTGATATCTCCAATTATTTGTTTCTAATAGTTTTGAAATACTATTAGCTCCACGCCTTTTCTTCCAATGTGGATACAATACATTGTCAATATTAGCTTTAATTTTATTATATGTTCCTGGCTGCCATCTAGATGATTTAGTTGCAACTAAGCTCATATTATATTGTTCATTGAATTTTAACAATTTATCTGAAAATTCTGCATATCCTGATAACATTGTATAATCTAAATGATTTAGATTCAAATCAGGAGTACTTTCTTTTGCCGTAAAATCAAATAATGATTGTTGATTTTGCATATTTACCTCGCTTTTTTATATAAGGGGAGATTGTATCACACATCTCGAGTTGTGAGGAAAGGATAAGTATCCCCCCTTATGTATTCTAGTATTAATCAAATAAGCTGATTAGGAATTGAGGAAGTGACCTTGCGTATTGCGGTATTTTCCATTGTCTTACCGTCGCGGTGTCAGGTTATGACTGGGCCAACCGGAGTGACGAAGCGTGCTTTTTCTCTACCTAAAAGAACCTTATTTGTACCAATGTGATAATTACTGATTACCACCTCTTTTATTGCCTGAAACATGAACAACTCTATCATCTTCAGCAATTGGTGTTGCATCTGAGGCAATTACATCATTAACAGTAACGTGTCCTGTTAATTGTAGCTCTGCTCTTAATGCGCCAACTGTATTAGCTGCGTGTTGTTCTGTTGCTGCCATTACAACTCTAGTTGGTTCTAGAGTCATACTACCATTCATTAATTGAATAGTTGTTTCTGTTACTACTGTTTCTGTAGCCATCTTTACTTACTCTCTTTCTCGCTATTTAGCGTTTGTGAGAACTCCTGTTCTCGTGTTGTTAACAAATTAACCTCTTCAATGTAATTAGTATGATATTCACTATTATTCCATGTAAATACTTTATTTGGACCTAATAATGAACGTGCTGTATTAAATGCATTGTCGAAATTGTTTTCTTTTTCCCATATATAACCACTATCATTAATAATAGTTATATCTGTTAATTCTACTTCATTTATTTCTACCTCTTCTGGAATGATAGTTTCACCTCTTATTTCTGGTACTTCTTCAATAATTGGGATATCTATACATTCCTCTTTTATTTCATCTTTAGCAAATGCATTACTAAATGACAAATATAATGGAATTGAAAATATAATCCATAATAATGTTAATAGTAAGTTGTTCATTTCTACTTTATCTAGGTATTTCATCTTTATTTACTCCTTCGGTTTTAGGTTTAATAGCAGGAAATAATATATCTTCTGCTAATTTTACGTGTTTATTGTTATTATACTCTAACTGACGTAATAACTTCTTACCTTTTTCAGTTAATTTATATAATCTTGTCATACTATTCCTCCTCCAGGCTAATGCCCATTTTATCTACTACAAACAATAACGCTGCTATTTCAAAGAAATCATCATGACTAACACCATCAGCATTATCTATTATTATCAATGCTTTTTGTAGTGTTTTATTATTCATTTGATTTACTTTCTTCTTAAATACGTGATATTGTTCCATTACTTTTACTACTTTTTCCATATTACTCCTTAGGTATTATACCATTCCAAGACTTAGGATAAATCTCTTTTGGTAATGTTTTAATTACTCTAATATCTTCAGGTCTTAAAGTGTTTCCTTTGCTTGCATTTTCTTTACTCCTTAACCATCTTAAATTCTTTGAGTTCCAACAATTAGCTATATCTTTTTTATCATTTAAATTATATAATGCACAAGGTATTATATGGTCTATTTGATACTTTAAATCTTTTAACTCTTTTATTGTATATCCCATAGATTTGGCTAATTTTTCAAGATGAAATATGCAATCCTTATAACTAATCCCATAATTCCTTGAAGACAATAGTTTCCCATCACCATAAAGTTTTAAAGCTCCTGCAAATCTAGCTCTTAGCCTTCTTTTCATTATATATTCAGGTTTTTTTGACCATATTTTATGAAGCTCTCTCCTTCTGGATAGAACTTTAGGCTTTTTAGCATGATTTTTTTGCCATTCTCTTTGCTTTTTAATATACTCAGAATCGGATTTTCTTATTTTATCTAATTCTTTTTTTCTATCTTTATAAGCTTCTCTATAAGCAAGTTCTTTAGCTTTACCTTTTGCTGAATTTCTATATTTAGCTTTACTTTTCGCAGCTCCTGGTGCTTTATATCCTGGGTTATTTTGTCTCCATTGTTTTAAATATTCTGATTTAGTCATAATGCCACTCCTTTTCGTTTTTATTTTTCGTTTTTATTTATCTTTTTTATATTAACTAAGTAGCAGTTATGTACTGATATATCACTAAGTGGATACATGCGTGTTCAGCAATTCTGCTACTTAATTAATTGTTTAATTGAGGTAGAGAGCCAAGTTCTGTGTATTTGCGGACTCAGCTCTCTTATTTAGAGTATCAAAAGGGTCATAACATCTAGACCTGGCATTGCTCACGCGGATGCTCTCTACTCTATCAGTAAGTTCTTACATAAATGGCCAAAGAATAATCTCTATCATCTTTGGTTCATATTTAATAACTCCTATCATTACATAAATAGTAATAATCCAGAATATTAAATATGAAACTTCTTCATCTGTCCATTGTTGACACCAATTAATAAATCTTTGGTATCTTGAAACTCTTGTTTCAGCGTCTATTCTTTTGTGTAATTTATTCATAAAATCATCACTCGCTTTCATTTTAATTGGTTTTAAAATAGCAATACATTCTTTATATTGCTTCATATCTTCATCAGATAATGGCATAAATGTCATTGTATCTTGATATTCTGCGTCTTCAGGTGGATAATCAGGTGACCAAAAGTCATCTACATAAGCACCATTATCTACAGTACAATCACTAACATCTACACCATTTTCTCTTAATTCTCGTACTGCATCCTCTACTGTTTCAGGCGTAATATCATTACATTCAGCCTTTAATTTACCTTTACGATAGTATTTCCATCCCATTTAATTAACCGCCTTTCTACGTATGTTTCTAGCCTTTATACGTGCTATTTGAGCAGGTGTTCTACCATGTTGCTTAAGATAAGTATTCTTTTTCTTTCTATCTATTTTAACTTGTTTACTGTTGCGCATAGCTACCTCTTTTCTTTATGTTTACGTGTTTATAAGGGAAATACCGATAGTCAGATGAATTACTAATAGCTAAACTACTAATCATCCCGGTTATCAGCCAATTTGATATTTCCCTTATTTAAGGAAGAGTTCTTACGTGTTATAATAAATAGCATATAACTGCTTTTTACTCTTTTTATTAAAAAAACTTTTACTTCTATTAAATCTTTTACTAGCCCAATTAACTAGCTCATATTTATACTTATATGGACAATAATTATTATACATTAATACCTCCTGCTTACAGTTATGTGTGTAGTATATATAAAAAAATAGTGCCTCACATCTAATTAAAGACATAAGGCACTACTAAGATTAAGCATTCATAATACTATCAATAGTATCATTGAGATAATCACTATTATTATCACATATAGTTAAGGTAGGCGATAATGGATTACCTTTTGTAGATAGTTTAGGATTACCATTATCATATACATTAGATGCATAGTATAATTTGAAATCACTGCTATCTAGAGTAGACTCATACTTTTCTAATTCAGAGTCTGTTAATTGTTTAGATAATGTTAATACAATGTTATCTTTGGAAGATGCTTTTATCCAAGTTAGATTATCATCTTCTTTCAAAGTACCAATGATAGTTTTACAATTATCTTTTACTGATTCAAATTTACCTACTAATAATTCAATTACTTCTTTCATTATTTATTCCTTTTTATTTATTGTTTGTTAATATGCTATCATAGCGAAGCGTCAAGGGGTAAAGCAGCCCACAAGCAAGAGTTAAGAGGTATGTGGTGTTCTGAATAAGAATTTTCAACGAAAAAGAACACCCATGCCACTTAAATCGCAGCGGTGGGGTGTAGTATATATCACGTGCACGCATTCTACGGCAATTTTTTGAAAAGGATGTATTTC